GAACAATTTGAGTCTAGAGTTACTTCTACAGGAATTGACGGATTAGATTCTGACTGGTACGCATACTTCGAAGGTATTAGAACTTTCTCAAACCCAGAAGCAGTTAATATCAACGTATTCGCAACACCAGGTATTGACTCAAGAGATAATATCTCTCTATTAGAAGAGGCTATTGATATGGTAGAAGAAGAAAGAGCAGATTCATTATATGTAATCACAACTCCTGATACTGATAGTTCTGGTTTAGTTGCACTAACTCCAGATGAGGTAGTTGATGTAATTGAAGATTCAGGAATTGATTCTAACTATTCCGCTACTTACTTCCCTTGGTTACAGATGCAAGATACTGAGAATAACCAATATGTATGGTTACCACCAACATTAGAGGTTGTTAGGAACATTGCACTTACAGATAATATTGCTTTCCCTTGGTTTGCTACAGCAGGTATCAATAGAGGTACAACAAATGCAATTAAAGCGAGAACTAAATTGACTTTAGACCAAAGAGATACGTTATATGAAGGTATGATTAACCCAATGGCAACATTCTCAGATGTGGGTGTAGTAATTTGGGGTAACAAAACATTACAAGAAAAAGAAACGGCACTTAACAGAATCAACGTTAGAAGATTATTGTTACAAGCTAGAAAACTTATTTCAGCAGTTTCTATCAGATTATTATTTGAACAAAATGATGATGTTGTAAGAAACCAATTCTTATCATTAGTAAATCCAATATTGGATAACATTAGAAAGGAAAGAGGTTTAACTGACTTTAGAGTACAAGTAGACAACGATCCAGAATCTATTGATAGAAATGAGTTAAATGGTAGAATCTTTATTAAACCAACAAGATCATTAGAATACATCAGCGTTGAGTTTAATATCACTAACACAGGTGCAAACTTTGATAATATCTAATATTAATTAAGTGGGGAGAATTATCTCCCCTTTTTTTAATTACCAATATTTATAAATAAAAACATTATGGCAATAAGGCTAACAGAATCAGATTTAAGAAAAATGAATCGTAGAAATAAAGCTTCTATGATTATTAAAGAAGATTGTAATAAATTAATTAGAAAAAATAAAACTATTACTTACGATCAACTATTTAATACTATAAGTGAAACAAGTAATAAACTACATTTAAAAGGTGTAAAATCTAAATATATCAATGAAGGTATAATGGACACTTTAGGGAGTTTTTTCTCCTCTACACCAGGTGGATTTATTGAAACCTTAAAAGAAAAGGTGTTTAGTTGGATTTTACCAACAATAGGTATTAAGGGTGAAATGTTAGAGTTTATGAAAATTGCATTAGCCAACGTAGATGTTAAAGATTATGTATTATTCTTATCACCACTTAAAAATTGTGAGTTAATTGCAGATAAATTGACTGATGGTATTTCAGAATATGTTCAATCAAGATTATTGAAGAAAATGGATATTGGTGGCGGTACTATTGGTGATACTGTAAGAAATGCTTTAGCAACTACTCTTGATAAAGCATTCATTCAAGAACTTCAAGATAAAATGAACCCAATAATATGTAATAAAATTAGGTCCGCCTTTGGTTCTGATGCAGAAGAAGAAGTTGGTGGGGAAGTATTAGGTGATGCAATGTCTTAAATATTAAAAGAAATGAAATTAAAATTAACAGAATCACAGTATAACAGATTGTTAGAGTTTCAAAAAAGAGCATACTCTTTTGACTGGGATGATAACATTCTTAATATGCCAACACACATTCATTTAGAAAAGAAGGTTGGTGGTGAGTATATTCCAGTAGATGTTTCTACCTCTGAGTTTGCTGAAATGAGACACTTAATCGGAACTGAGTATAGACTATTAGATAATGACCCAGCAAAAGCATTTGTTGACTTTAGAAAGTATGAACCATTTATTGTTGATACTAAGAAAGCAATTGAAGCTGGTGAGTTTGGACCTAGTTTCGATAAGTTCAAAGAAGCTTTAATGTATGGTAATGATTTCTCAATTATTACTGCAAGAGCACAATCACCAAAAGCTCTTAGAGATGGTACAAGAATATTAATCGATATGACATTTAGTGATGATGAAAAACAAACTATGTTAGATAACCTAAGAGGTTCATCAATAGATGAGTATTTATCACTACAAGATTATCACGGAGTATCTTCAGATGAGTTTAAGGAAAAGTTTGGTGCCGAAGGTGGTGCTGAGAATCCAGAAATTGCTAAAACAATTGCACTGAGAGATTTTGTTAGTAGAGTTGTAAAGGCAGCTAAGGAATTAGAATTAAATCCAGAATACAAAGGATTAAGTGTAGGATTTAGTGATGATGACTTAGGAAATGTTAAAAAGGCAGAAGATTATATCAGTAATGAATTAAAGAAATCTTACCCTAGTGTAAGGTTTTTAGTTTATGATACATCTGACCCTAATAACCCAAAGAAGAAAAGAATAGTAATCGAAAGATAATTTTTTTGAAAACTAAATATTTATAAATAAAAAGAATAAAAACAAATTAAAACAATAGAATTATGGCAGATATGTTAATGAGAATGCCCGTACCTTACGAGCCGTTAAGAAAGAATCGATTTATATTAAGATTCCCTGATGAATTGGGTATTCAAGAGTGGTGGGTGTCATCAGCATCTAGACCAAAATATACAAGTGAAGAAACAGAAATTCCTTTCCTTAATACATCAACTTATGTGATTGGTAGATTTAAATGGGAAACTATTTCAGTAGTATTTAGAGACCCAATCGGTCCATCAGCCACACAAGCGTTAATGGAGTGGATTCGTTTACATTCAGAATCAGTAACGGGTAGACAAGGTTATGCTGCGGGTTACAAGAAAGATGTAGAATTAGAAATGTTAGATCCAACTGGAGTTGTTGTTCAAAAATGGATTTTACAAGGTACCCAATTAAATGACGCAGATTTCGGTAATTTAGAATATACCGCCAATGATTTAGCTGATATTACTTGTACTTTAAGATTTGATAGAGCAATAAACGTATTCTAATAAATTAGATAAAAAAAATAATATATAGAAAGCCTTCCATTATTGGAGGGCTTTTTTTGTTTGTAACGATATTTATAAAGAAAGATTAATTAGTATGAAAAACATTAATGAACAAATAGAGAGAATTAAACAACTTTTCACAGAGGAAAGATTGCACGGAAACTTAGTAGAACAGCAAACTAGGAAAGAAAAAAGACAAGCTAAAAAAGATAGCAGAAGACAAGAAGGCTATAAGGATTTTGGTAACTATAAGTTAAATAAAGCTGCTTACAAATATAAAGATGGTTCAGTTAAACTTTTTTTACATAAAGATGCAACTAAAGATGTAGAAAAATTAGCATCAGAAAGAGATAAGAAAATTGGTAAATCTAATAATGAAGAGCAAGAACAAAAAATACGTGATAAATACGATAAAAGAATTGCAGAAATAAATGACGCAAAAAATTATCTTTATCTTGTTTTAACAAGTGAAGAAAATGCAAAAAATAAAATACAAAAACTTATTAAAACGTATTTTGACAAAAAAAGACCAGAAACAAAGTTAAATACTTACAAAATAATTCAAAAAGATTTTGATGAGGAAGATGGTGAATATAGTTATTATGTTGAGTTGGATACCGTTCCGTTAAAAGACTTAACACCAACACCAGATACTGAAGGTAAACCTGAAGGTGGTGAGGAAGAAAAAGAGGTTGCTGGGGCAAAAACAGATACAGAAACAAAAGCAGATGCAGAAACAACAACAGATGCAGGATCAACAACAGATGCAGGATCAAAAACAGATGCAGGATCAAAAACAGATGCAGGATCAAAAACAGATACAGGATCAAAAACAAAGACAGGTGATTTCACTAAACCATTACAAAAATTAGGTGGGGCTCAAAAAGGATATACGTATCATTTAGTTGGACCTAAGAAAGCAGAAAAGAGAGATGCAACCACAGGAAAAGTTGTTGCAACATATATTAAAGAAAGTACGTTTAATAAAAAATCTTTATTTGAGTCGGCATATACTTTTGATATAAACAACACTTTAACAGAAAACTGGAAATGGGTTGAGGGTGATAAAACTTTTAGTGATCCTTTAAGTAAGAAGTTCGATGACGCTATTTCACAAATTGGTGATGGTAGTGAAGAGGTAGCAGGTGCTAAAGTAGGTGATTCAATTACTGCAGCATATAATTGTATAGACTATGATGATGGTGGTGTCCATACTGAAGTTGATGGTAAAAAAGCTTT